AATTACCAAAAAAATATAAAGGATTAATTGGTTTTAATAAACTTGTCCCTGTTCTTGATACGTTTGATGCTAAAGGTAATCAAGTGTTTGATATGGAACGTATTGGTGCGGACTATAAAAAATCTATTGGTGGTCAAAAAATAGGAACACCCCTTCGAGATATGAAGACAAAAGATATTCAAGGATTAGTTCAAAAATCATTTAAGGAGCTTGGACTAAAATTATCTACGGAGCAAGTTAATAAAGCTAAAACTTTCTTAAGAAGCGCTATGAATAAAGGCCAGGATATTTTTAAATACATACCTAATAAAGTTATTAGAAAAGGTGGTGGAGCTGCCGCCGCTGCTTTAGATTATACTTTATTTCATCATTTGTTTGGAGTACCTGCAACAGAAGCTATGATTAGTGCAGGGGGATGGTTAAAACCTTTACAAGGTAAAACAGCCCTTCAAAAAATTCTACAGACAACTGCAATGCAAGCTGGGGAAGCCGAAGGAAATAAACAACCTCAAGAAGAGATTATAGACAAAGAAGAAACTATTATTAAAGATAGACCTTTTGTATGGAAACAAGGAGTACTGGAATCTACAACACCCACATATGGAGAATATGCAAACCAAATCAAAGACATCAAAATACCCTAAGACCTGGCTCCTGCCGCCTGAATCAGGACCCACGCCTCAAGGGTTGAATATTAACTATAATACTGTTAAGACAGTGAAACTGGAGAAAATAAAAAATGGCAGACAAAATAGACAAGGCCTTGACACAAGGACCAAGAGGCTCGGCAATCATACCGGGTGAAGAACAAGTTCAAGAAGCAATTGTTGAAGAACAAGTAGCCGAGGAACAGGCACCAGGTCCCATAGAACAAACTGAATTAGAAGATGGATCAGTACAAATAGATTTTGATCCTCAAGCTGCGCAACCAGAAGGTGGCGATGAACACTACGCAAACTTAGCAGAGTTTTTACCAGACGAAGTTTTAGATGAGATGGGTGCAGACCTTTCTCAAAAATATCAAGATTACCAAATGGGTAGAAAAGAATGGGAACGTTCTTACACTCAAGGTTTAGATTTATTAGGTTTCAAATATGATATGAGAACAGAACCTTTTCAAGGAGCTTCAGGTGCAACGCACCCAGTTCTAGCAGAAGCGGTTACTCAATTTCAAGCGTTAGCTTACAAAGAATTACTTCCAGCAGATGGTCCAGTTAGAACAGCTGTGATTGGTGCACCAAGTGAAGAGAAAGCTAAACAAGCACAACGTGTTAAAGATTTTATGAACTACGAGCTCATGGAAAAAATGAAAGACTATGAGCCTGACTTTGATCAACTGTTATTTTATTTACCATTAGCAGGATCAGCTTTTAAGAAAACTTATTATGATGAGTTAACTAAAAAAGCGACTTCAAAGTTTGTACCGGCAGATGATTTGATTGTACCCTACACGGCTACCTCATTAGACGATGCAGAGGCAATCATCCATCGGGTAAAAATTTCTAAAAACGAATTAAGAAAACAACAAGTAGCAGGTTTTTATTTAGACATTGATTTAGGTTCTCCAAGACAAGTTGAAGACGATGTGGAGAAAAAAGAAAGAGAATTAGAAGGTCAAAGAAAAACTCAAGACGATGATGTTTATACTCTTTTAGAATGTCATGTTAATTTAGACATAGAAGGTTTTGAAGACGCTGATGAAACAGGTGAACCTTCAGGTATTAAAATTCCATACATAGTAACTGTGGACGAAGCAACAAGAAATGTTTTATCTATTAGACGTAACTATGAAATTGGTGATCCAGACAAAAATAAAATTCCTTACTTTACTCATTTTAAGTTTCTTCCAGGACTAGGGTTTTATGGCTTTGGTCTAATCCACATGATTGGCGGATTGAGCAGAACTGCAACTGCAGCACTCCGTCAGTTATTGGATGCAGGAACTTTATCTAACTTACCAGCTGGATTTAAAATGCGTGGTATTAGAATTAGAGATGATGCGCAATCTATTCAACCAGGTGAATTTAGAGATGTAGATGCACCAGGTGGAAATTTAAAAGATTCATTTATGATGTTACCATTTAAAGAACCATCAGCTACACTATTAAACTTAATGGGAATAGTAGTTAATGCTGGCCAAAGATTTGCATCAATTGCTGATCTACAAGTTGGTGATGGTAATCAACAAGCTGCAGTTGGAACTACAGTTGCTTTACTTGAAAGAGGAAGCAGAACCATGTCAGCTATTCACAAAAGAATTTACTCTTCGCTGAAACAAGAATTCAAATTATTAGCAAGAGTATTCAAGTTATATCTACCGCCGGAATATCCGTATGACGTAGTTGGGGGTCAAAGAACAGTTAAACAAACAGACTTTGATGACAGAGTAGATATATTGCCAGTTGCTGATCCCAACATCTTCTCTCAAACTCAGCGTATTTCCCTCGCACAAACAGAGTTGCAGCTGGCAACCTCTAATCCGCAGATGCACAACATGTATCAAGCGTACAGAAATATGTATGAAGCATTAGGTGTAAAAGATATTGACACATTATTAGTTAAACCTGAACAACCACAACCACTAGATCCAAGTTTAGAAAATATCATGGCGTTAAGTGGTAAACCTTTTCAAGCTTTTCCTGGTCAAGATCATAGAGCACACATAACTTCACATTTAAATTTTATGGCAACTAATATTGCTAGAAATAATCCAATGGTTATGGCTGCAATGGAAAAAAATGTTTTTGAACATATTAGTTTAATGTCTCAAGAACAAATTGAATTAGAATTTCCTAGAGAATTACAACAGTTAGCTCAAATGAATCAGATGGCTCAGAACAATCCGCAGATTGCACAAGGTGCTCAACAGTTAAGTCAAAAAATTGAAGCAAGAAAAGCTGTCTTGATTGCTGAAATGATGGAAGAATTCTTAAAAGAAGAGAGAGATGTTACTTCAGGTTTTGGTGATGATCCAATTGCTAAGTTAAGAGCAAGAGAATTAGACCTTAGAGCACAGGATAATGAACGAAAAAGAAAGGAAGGTCAGGAAAGAATCAATCTTGATCGTATGAAAGCAATGATGAATCAACAAGAGCATGAAGATAAGCTTGATCAAAACGAAGACCTAGCAAAAATGAGAGCTGATACATCAATTGAGAAGACAATACTTAGTAAAACTATGCCAAATGTTGACAAATTGATACCAAGTGTTGAAATTGAGAAATACAAAGGAGAAAATAGATAAAATGGCTAAACTAGACATCAAAAAAGCAATAAAAAAACCTGGATCATTAAGAAAATCTCTAGGAATAAAAAAAGGCAAAACAATTCCTGCAAGTAAGCTAAAAGCAGCTTCTAAAAAGGGAGGAAAGCTTGGACAAAGAGCAAGATTTGCTATAACATTAAAAAAGTTAAGAAAAAAATAAGGAGAAACTATGGCTAAAAAAGAATCTTTTACAAAAGAGACAGATGTTAGCATTCCTTCTCAAAATCTTGAGTTGGATCCGAGATCTATAACTACTGCAGATGGTATGCCGAGAAACTATATACCAACTGGAGATAAAGTTGAGGTTAAAGGAACTAAAAGAATGCTAAAATCTAAAAGTAAAACAGCAACTTGGTACTAATATGGCGTTTCCAATTTTAGGTGCGTTAAAATTAGCGATTAATGCTGGTTCACACATCTATAAGAAAAAACAAGAAACTAAAATGGCTATGGCTGATGCCCAGCACATGGCAGCCACTAAGATGGCCCGAGGAGAGACGGAATACGCTGGCAAACTTTTAGAAGCCCGTCAAAACGATTATAAGGACGAGGTCGTTTTAGCGATTCTCACACTGCCCATTTTGGTGCTCGCCTGGGGGGTCTGGTCGGANGATCCGGCCGCTATGGAGAAGATAAAAACTTTCTTCGAACATTTTCAGGCACTGCCGACCTGGTTTACAAATTTATGGATTCTTGTCTGCGCGAGTATTTTTGGTATAAANGGTACGCAGATATTTAGGAACGGAAAAAAATAAGCTAGACAACTATAATTAAAAACAATATAAATAGAACAAGGAGAAAAATTTATGAGACAAAATGGTGTTAGATCAAATGTTAGAT